AAGCGATTGTATCAGCTGCTGCTTTCCATGTGTTCCTAGAACCTCCTCTAGTTCTAGCCATATAGTCCTCTAAGGTTACAGCATCAAGTGTGGCAACAGGATTTCCTGATTCATCAAACCCACCCTCTTGCATACGAGCTGGGCTTTCTACTACAGTACCTGTGCCAGGCCCTGTATTGAATGATTGAATGCCGGGAGGTACGGACTCATAGGACTTGACTAGTTGTCCCTGCCGGTCGTACTTCTTAACGTCGATTGGCTTCTTCATGCCAACCGTATTGAATGGGGTATTAGGAGGAACGTCTGTGAAGGCCATAGACGCATCCGTATTCCCGGCTTGATGAGCTGGTCTCAACCCATCGACGCTTTGCTGAGTGCCGTGTTGCACTACAGCAGGATTCTGTGTAGCCTGTTTAAACAGGTCTACATAGCTACCCTGATACTTCTCAGCTTTAGCTTTATCTACTATTTGCCTGCGCTGGGCGTTTGTCATACTCCGTTAGGTATAGTATCACCTTCCTTATCGAGAGCTCTTTCTTTGAGCTGTATCTCTTTCTCTTTGATCTCAAAGTCCCGCATCATCTTCTCCATGTCAAGCTCGAGCTTGTTGTTGGAGTCTCTAGATTCTGCAGCGATTAATGCCTTTTCGATCTCAACCTGCCTGTCTTTATCTTTCTCAACTCTGTCCATCTCCATCTGCTGTTGTTGCAGTTGTTGTTGCTTCTCGAGTTGTTCTTTCTTAGCCCGCTCTTGAGCAATCTGCAATTCCTTCTGAGCTTTCTCAGCTTTCTCGATCTTAGCCTTAAGGCCAGAGTAGTTTTCAGTGTCAAACATGTCGAGCACTGCAGATGCAGGAACACCGTTCTGCACCATAGACTGGCCAAGAGCTCTAGCTTGTTCAAGCTTGTCTTGATCTCTACCAGCGTCAGACACAAAGACACCGTACTCACTTTCCATGTATTGGATAGAGTCGATGTCAAGCATTTCTATGGTGTTGTCGGGCATGACATACATGCCTTTCTTTCCGTTAACCCATGCTTCCTTAGAATAATCCACAAGGCCTTGGAGTTCTCTCTGCTCAAATCGTGCGAATTTGCGGAAAAGATCTTCCGTAATGTGCGATGACTGAACAATTGCTTGTTGGGATGCTGCTTTTCCTTCATAGGGTCCGATGCCACCTTGGCGTTGTCTGTTTACACCAGATATCTTCTCCCACTCCATTTGTATGGACTCAAGCAACTGCAGGTACTGTGCAATAGTCTTGATCGACATATCAAGCACAGACTGATGTTGAGGTGAAAGTTGGATACCTTCTTTATTGTAGTCAACCCATGCAATACCCGTACCCTCAACGAAGTACATGAACTTGTCCATGTCCCACTTCTTAGGAATCATGTTGATGTCAAACTGAGCGATAATGTCCTTAGACCTTGCAATCGCCAGCTCCATGCGGTACTTGAAGATATTGTAGTTGAGTTGGAATGGTATACCCAGAGAGACAAGGGAGATATTGTCTGAGTTAATATCAGAGTACTTACGCCCGTTGATTGGGAGCTTGCAGCGGGAAGGGTTGTCTAGGGATGTACGTTGGTTGGACAGGGGATTGATGTTGACGTAGAAACGCCCATCAATACGTGTACCCTCCCACACTTCGTTTACCCACTCGTAGCGGACTTTAGCGCCCATTTCCCTCATCTCTCCAGGAAGTCTAAATCCTTCTTCTACAACCATTTCCTCAGGTGAGCCTGTAATAGGATCTGGGTACTGTAGGAAACCAATACGCTTACGGCTTTTCCAATAAACCGTAATGCATTCTACAAGCCTGTTGCGGTACATGTTTTCATCACTGCCGCTGGCTTCTGATCTGTAGAGAAGGTATGAGTCTGCTGACGCCTGCTGAGGATTCTCGAGTTCAAGAATTTGCTCATCCGTCAGATACTCACCAAATATGTCGATTACTGTAGATGCGTGTGCATACTTACGAGTCATTGCCCAGTCACCATCTTCTACGAACTCAAGGTCTGGATCTTTGTCGTAGTCAATGTCAAGTGGGTTGAGCACCTCATAGAATGGCTCGTTGCGAACTACACCCTTATGAGAGTACACCTCTCCAGTAACCAGGTAATGAAAGAAGCCTTTGGAGAACTTGTGTTTCATCTCCTCGTTCTGCATGATGTAGTTCAATGCAGCTTGACCCTTGATAGCTCTTCTGTCAACGTAGCTACGCTCGAACTCCTCCATCAATTGCTTTGGGGGCTGCGGCGGTTCACCCTCCTGCATGTCCTCTGGCGCAAGGCTGCGGAGGAACATGTCACTAGCAAGTTTGAGCAAGGTGTCATTTTTCTCCTGCTCTTTGATAGAGATAGAATCTCCATTCTTAACAGTCACAGAATAGTTAAGAGGACGCTTAGCCTTCTCCCCCAGCAACAAGTCAATAATAGGCTTGATGATTGGGTAGTTCCTGAGCTTGGATGGGAAGTTCTGTCTTGTCTTGCCGTAGGGCTTCAAGACATACCTGTAGTCCTGCTCATCAATAACACCGTTGTAGTAATCGTAAAGTGACTTGAGATAGGAGCGTCTCTCGCTTATCCCAAACTTAGAGAGATCGATATATGCCTCAACGCACTCCTCTCTCCACTTCTTTGTTTTCTGAGACAACGGGATACGTTGCCTAGGTATTTTAGCCTGTCCGTACATCTCGCGTAAGTTACGAATAAATTTTATCGAACCAGTCATCCTGAGACCTATCTGAGATAATTTCTGTTACCTCTCTATTATATAGCTCTCGTGTATGATACATCCCCACCATAAATGCCATCACTCGGTCAAAGTTACCCTTGTGGTTAAACTTGATAAGTTCTTGCAATAGTGCAGGGTCATAGATCTTGTGAAGGTTAAGTGTGACATTCCCTTCTTCGTCTGTATGCCTGGGGGTGATCAACCAGTCTCGTATATACAATTCACCTTGCCGCTTCCGCTGCTCAGTCATATGCATGCCGTACTGGCGCTTTACATTCTTAGACCTAAGCTCTCGCTTGTCTAACATCTCAAACTCCTCTTGTAGCTTATGTAGCTTGCGATATCTCTTCGCGTAAGCAATAAGCTCTCCACGGTCGTTCTCGAACCCGATTTTTGCGTTGTAGTATTCAGCCAGCATAAATAGATTCCTGTTGTATTCATCCTGTGTTTGTGGTCTACCGACATAGCTTGCTACAATTATATCGTCCGGCTTGGACAGGTTATTGGGTCGTTTAATTACGTATGCCGCACCAAGCGACTCATTGTTGGTCGACTTGGATTGGGCATACGGGTCATGACAAATCAGGTAGAGGTTGTGTGGGACCTCTCCTTCTTTTGTTCTGTATGGGGATTCGTAGAGGACAACTGCCCCTTCCGTTCTGTCCCCTTTTCTGTGAGGGAACTTATAAACCGGATGTACTTCCCCAGCTGGTTTGAATGACGATTTTCCATCTTTGTCGTGGTACATTATCCCAGCAGTTCCCTCACTCTGGAGGCCATGCGCTTTAATCTTGTTGTACTGCTCTTTAAGAGACGTGACATCAAAGAGGTTGGCTGTGACTTGGAGGGTTGCTTCTTGCGGCGTGAACGGGTGCTCTGCCGTGTACTGGTCGAGCGCTTTTGGGTCGTTGGCCCCTTTCTTTTTCTCGCGCTGCTCTTCTTCGTGCCTCTTGGCTGCTTCTTTTTCTGAGTTTCCATTTTCATCAATAAAACCGTCTAGGTTTTGGTATATAGGTACAAAATAACCACAGGTCGTTCCCATGGCTCCAGCATCCCACGTGTTGTCGAATGCCATACAATCATACGATTCAGGGTGGTAAAACAGTTCCTCCATGCCATCAAATCCGCTACCTTCTTCTCCACCAGTACCAAATGCTATCATGGTACCGAGTGTTTTGGAGCCTTGACGCATAGTAGGCATGGCAACCTCCCAGGCTTTGAGAAGTCCTGAGAATGAACCAGCCTCTTCAAAGAATATCAGATCACCTGCTTTACCACGTACTTTGTCTGGGTTGTCTTTGAGAGATACCCCAATGATTTGGGACTTCATCCCAAGTTCTACATCTGCCCCGTTTACATTCTTCTTGTACCCAGACTGCTTGTGCATCTCTCTATCACGCAGTCGTGGCTGTGTCCAAGCTGTGTTGTCATCAATGAATGACAGAAAGTCCCAGGCTTTAGACAGAAGACCGTCACCAATCAGGTATTCTTTCTGCGAGGCAAACACATAGTTCTTAGAGTTACGCATCAGGAAGTAGTTCCTGGCTAGCATAGCTCCTGCTTTATAGGAGAAACCTTTACGTCGTGCCTTTAGCACGACCATGTGCTTGTTGGTTTTTCTGCACTCGTCTACCGCAGTGAAGTACTCGTGGTCTCCGTCGTAGAAGGCAGGAAATGTTCTTTCTCTTCTTGCGATCTTGGTACCGTCTGCCATGATGTCGTCCACTACCCGGTCGATTGGGCAGTAGTTGAGATAGAAATAGTGATAACCCGTTAATTCCTTGTATCCTTCTGTGCATCTTTTCTTTTCTTCGTCCCAGTGGTCGTAATATTCCCGAGTACCTGGTATGGCGTCTGTGTAGAAGCCGAAGTCTAGGTAGTGGTTTGCTGCAGGGGAGTATTGAGCACTGTTCTTAAACATTACTGGGAGTACTTATTGGTTATT